CGTTTGATTCATTCCGAACTAACGAAGCGAAGGCATGGCGCGATTCACAACCTGATGATACGGCGATCGTAACTCAACAAAAGATTGACGATCTCAACAAGATTATTGATCGACTTATCGAACACCCAAAGATTAAACCGTTCTTAGAAGTTCCCTGTGCTACCGAGTTAATCGTTGAGAAGAAAGCACATGCGCACAACGTTAAGGGTATTCTAGACCTAGTATCGACGGATAACGAAGCAATAAATATTATTGACTGGAAATTCGTTTCGAGCCTTATATTTGACTCGTTCGCAAAAAAAGCTTTGTTTATGCATTACGATCTACAGGCATCCGTATACGACTTTCTAAAAGACGCGACGAATGTTTATTTCGGAGTTATTGAGAACGAAGCACCACATCGTATTAAACTATTTCACTGCGACAGTTCATTCTTAGAAAGTGGAGCCGAGAAGTTCAGCAAGGCATTCAAGATACTAGACGAGGCTAAGTGGAGAGAACCGAACTTTAATATAGAAGAGGTATCAGAGCTTATGTCATGGGAAAATCATAATGGGTAGGAAAAAGCCGGAGTGGTTGGATGAAAACCTTCCCAAACTTGTAAACTTGTGTGAACAAAACGGCTATGAGTACGAGAAGAAAAGCATATATCAGTACAGGATTTATGGAGCAACTCACGTTATAGACATTTACCCAAGTCGTATGGTTTACCATAGGCTGGAATGTGAAACTATAAGATCAGTTGAACCATATCCAAGAGTACTAGACGAACGATTTAATAAAGAACAAGTAGAACAATTACTTGCGACAGGAGACTTTAAGTAATGAGCGATGCGGGCGATAAAGCTGTAGAAAAACTTAGTATGGTAAAAGACTTAACTGAAAACAAAGAAGTGAAATTGATCGCTAAGATTATGTCTGAGTATATAACAAATAGTGAAAAAGACGATCTAGGTTTTAATGGTAAAGGTAAAAAGTAATGCCGGATAGTAAATGGAAGCAAACCATGATCAAAAAACTCGGTTCGGAAGAAGCCGTCAGCGAGTATATGTCAAATATATCAAAAAAGCAGATCGGCATACCTAAGCCTACAAGTGGTACAGCCGCACTCTCAAAAGAAGAACGATCACGACGTGGTAAAGATGCGGCTAACAAACGATGGGGTAATACTAACGGATTGGATAATAAGTAATGGGAAGAAACATTTTGAGCATTTGTGACGAATGTAGCGAGTACATCTTTCATTTAAGAGGTAAAGAGGGTGACTTAATGCAGAAGTTCCAAAACCTGCACTGGAAACATGAGAAGTACACAAGAATAGTGAGTGATTACGTTACCGAACAACCTGACAGCTACGAAGATGTAACCGACGAACTAACTAACACAACAGAAGAGGGATAGTATGAGCAAAGAAATAATTACAGTTGAGACTTATGGCAAGGGTATTACTGATAACCCCGACCTCATAGGTAAGACTATTAAAAAGATACGGTTTAGCGAGGAGTACCTAGTACTTGAGTTTGAAGATAGTGTTTTTGTGATGTCAGTTGAGGGCGATTGCTGTTCAACGAGCTACTTTTACGATTTCTACGGCGTAGAGAGTATTCTCAATCACAAGGTTAAAGAGATAACTACAGTAGAACTTGACCCAACCGACCTCAAGGCTTCACATAGTGGAGAATCAATAGAAGTCTACGGGTATAAGATTATCTGTGATGATAATGAGAGCGAATATAACTATTACGGAACTAGTAGAACTGGAGTATTCTCTTTTAGGAACGACAGCAACGGATATTATGGAGGCTACTGTATACCTGTATCAGAAAGTTTCGACTATGAATCTGTTCCTGAGATAACAAAAGACGTATCGGGTGTCTGACCCCCTACAGAGTAAGTAATAAAGAAAGGTAACTATGAGGATACTAAATCTATATGCGGGAATCGGCGGCAATAGAAAACTATGGGATGGTCACGAGGTGACAGCTATTGAGAACGAACAATATATTGCAGACGCCTACGCAGTGCTCTACCCAAACGATACGGTTATAGTTGCAGATGCCCACCAGTATTTACTAGACCATTACAAGGAGTACGACTTTATCTGGTCATCACCGCCTTGTCCGACACATTCTCGTATGCGAAACTCACTAGTGAAGAGTAAACCAGTATATCCTGACATGAAGTTATACGAGGAAATTATATTCTTAAAACATTTTTATAAGGGTGACTGGGTTATAGAGAATGTTATTCCTTATTATTCACCACTAATCTCACCAGTTGCAGTGATTGACAGACACTTTGTGTGGAGCAACAAACCTATAAGTGAGTCAAAGTTTAGTAGAGGATATGCTGGGCGTATCACAGACCAATCTAAAGAAGCACTGGCCACCGAGTACGGTATAGAATTACCAGAGGGAACAAAAAACCAGAGAAAGTTGCTGCGTAACGCTGTACACCCAGACTTCGGACTGTACATTCTAAACCAATTAGCGGAGGAATCCTAATGTCATCTAACAAGGTTAATCACTAAGTAGTATAAGGAATAATAGAATGAGCTACATCAAAGAATATGGGCTAAAAGTATGGTGGTATAACGTAAGATTTAACTTTGCATATTGGTTACTGGGTGCTAAGTCTATGAAAGTTACCAGGAAAAAGCGATGAATCAAGATATGGTTTTAGTACCGAAACACATAATCAAACGGCTTAGCTCTTATTATAAGGTTGGCGGATTCTTTCGTGAAGGTAAGCCCCCAATATTAGTATTGAATGCTCTTGATGACATAACACACTACGATTACGGAGAGCCTATGCAAACGCAACATTCTTTCAGAAAAGTCCCAGCCGTACCAAAATCAAGGAAACGACCCCTAACCCAACAGGAAGATATATAACATGGATAAGGTGACTTTACTTCCACCAAACGCATTTGATACTGAATACCAGTTCACGGAGCCTATAGCTGAGTTTTACGGTGAGTTAGAAGACTTTATAATGGTCAGATTAAGTGAAGGTAAAGTACAAATACGGAGGGTCATTGAGAATCCTACCTCTGGTCAGAAAGATATATAAGAGATGGTATCCCAGGCTAAAGGCGGTTGTAAAGATTGTGGGTCTATGACTCATACAGCGGTTTATCACAATCGTAAGCCTATTAAGCCAAGGCTCTATACCGCCTCCTCGACAGGTACGACGAGTGAAAGTACTATTTACTTCACGGTAAAGAAGTCTCGAAAGAAGCGCACACCAAGGGCTAAAGCTAAAGATGCGGCATGGGCGGCATTCTCACTATTCATACGTATAAGAGACTCTCTAGCAACCACAGGAACCATAGAGGCATGTGTATGTATTACTTGTAACGAACGCGGATACTCAGAACCCAAAGACTTCAAACATATTCAAGCAGGTCATGCGATCGGGGGACGTAAAAGCTCGATCCTGTTTCACGAGGAGATCACGAACGGTCAGTGCGACTATTGCAATGCACAGGGTAAGTTTGGACTTAGTGGAGATTACGGCAATTACGCTGCTGCACTTATAAAGAAATATGGACTTGAACATTATAGGGAATTACAAGCACTTGCTCGTACAACTGTTCAATACAAGACTAATGACTTTGTTGAGATAGCAGAACTGTATAAAGAAAAGACGAGAGCATTATTGTCATAAACATTAGTTATATGTTATGATGATAGTGTTAATAAAACGAAAGGTAATACACAATGGCAGGAACAAAAATTGGCGGCGCTAAAGCAGCAGCAAAGAATCTAGCAAAAGATCCAGACTTCTATAAAAAGATTGGTGCAAGAGGTGGCGCAAATGGTCACACTGGTGGTTTTGCCGCGAACCCTGACCTTGCACGCGTTGCGGGCGCCAAAGGTGGTAGAATCTCACGACGTCGCAAACCAGGTCAAGTCTAAGCATAAATAGCTTGACTTAGCGTGTACGGTATGATAGTATAAATAAGTAAAGCAAAAAAGGTTTTACTGAAACAAGGCAGCATTACAGTAGAAGATCGTCACTGACATCTCGACTGCCAAGTTTCAACAATATAAACAAACTGGGTAGCCTCCGAGTGGGAAATCAAGCAAGGTAATCGGATGTAACCTCCGGCACGAGTCTTGCCAAGGAACTCACTCGAAAGCTACTCAGCAAAAAGAAAGGTTCATATGTCAAAAGAACAAGCACCTGTAAAAAAGAACAAGAAAAAAGTAAACATGACTGTAGCTCAATTAATCGGATTCTGGTCACTAGTCGTACTGATCGCGACGTTCTGGTTTGGCACATTTGTAGGAACTCAAGCAACACTTAATTCACAAGCTAACGAAGCTCAGGTTAAGACGCAAGCGATCGAAGAATACAAGGCAGAACTTTTAAAAGAAAAACAGTAGCCTTACCACCTACTGAAACAAAGCAAGCGGTAGGAACTAGCAAAGAAATTTTGCAAGTTGTGGAAAACTGTAGCCTCGTTAGCCGTTACGATTGGGACACTCGCATAGCTCGTGCAATTTGTATGGCAGAGAGTGGCGGGAACAGTCAGGCGTATAATGGAGCTAACAGTAACGGCAGCAATGATGCGGGACTGATGCAAATTAATAGTATCCATGTAGATAGTGGGCTAATAAGTTCAGAAGACAGGTTTAATCCTGAAAAGAACATGGCCGCTGCGTATGCTATCTACAAAGGTTCAGGCTTTAGAGCTTGGAGCGCGTATAATAATCTTAGTTATCAGAAGTACCTTTAAAAATTCGACTGTTCACATGGACACGTAAGTGATCGGGTTCGATTCCCTCTCCCTGTTGCCAGCTAGTAACTGGCGACAGGCCTGGTTCGTTACTGAATGGGCTTATGTGTTCTTCATGGCTACACAAGGTGAAATCCTCTGCGTAAGCAGCTAAGTCCTACGACGGGTAACCGCCTGAAATATAGCGAAGTCAGTAGAACTTGTGTAGTCAGCTAGTAGTAAAGCGGGTGCTAAAGGATTTAATTGCCTAAGAGCGAGTATCGAAGCACTGTCTACTAGCAGCCATGTGAACAGCTGAGATTAGAGTACAAAGACTTATAGATGGTTGCACGGAGTACCACGCTAGGACAATTCGATGGAGTAATTACCATTGCTGTGTTGAGGATATATACTCAGAAAACAATTGTCCCCGTTCCATCTGTTTATAAGGTTAATAACAATATTTAGTAAGAGGAGATACAGATGATTTACAAAGTAGTTGAAGTTGGCGGATATCCAAAAGACGGTTCAACCTACGAGCTTGAGAAAAGGGTTAAAGAGATGATTGACATGGGTTTCAAGCCATTAGGTGGTATCAACTCATTTCAGGAATCCACGGGTGGAGGTATTCATACTAGGCGTTCGCAAGCTATGATTAAACCAGAAACATTATTGGAAAAGATTTTTAACTAACCCTTAATATAGAGATCAACACAGGATCGCGATTCAACCCGCGATCTTTTATTTTGTACTTGATTCTGTAGCGAGTATGGCATATAATAAGGGTGTAAAAGAAAGGTTTTACTATGAAAATTAAAGTTATGCATGTCAACCAATTAGGTGACAAAGGCGAAATTATCAAGCTTACTAAAGGTGGTTTACGAGTTCGCTTCTATAAGCGTTATCTAGGGCGAGGTCTATAATGTTGGGCAGTTACATTAAAAAAGAGCTACCGGTACTGTACAGCGTCTTAAACCTACCCACAGGAGATAAAAACTAATGGATGAAAAATTAAGTGATCTTGATCGTAAGTTTTGGGATTTCCACCACAATAACCCGATTGTATTTAATAAGTTAGAAAAGCTCGCAGCAGACGCATATAAAACCGGACGAAAGAAGATTGGTATCGGTATGCTATTTGAAGTATTGAGGTGGTATTCAATGTTTGAAGTTCAAGGGGAAGCTTACAAGCTTAACAACAGCTATCGGAGCCGTTACACACGTATCCTCATAGACGCACACCCTGAATATAGAAGTATGTTTGAAACACGGAGGATTAAGTCATGATCGCGATCGCATTAATGGTGTTCGGTGCAATGTTCATATTGACTGGTATCGTTATGTTTATATTAGTCTCTATCGAGTTCGCCAAAGAACGTGACTGGTTGAAATCACGTAAATCTGGGAAGAAGAAGTAATGAGTACTAAAAGCAATACAGAAGAACTATTTGAGCTATGTAAGGAAGTATATGTGAAGTTTCCAAGTTGGAAATATGGCCTTGACTGGATGGGATATGTAAACAAGGGTCTTGATAGTGAGTATATCAACCGAACTTGTTACGACCCAACTGATGATGAAGATGATTTCCTGTGGGAGCAAGAAGAATACGACCACGTTCCCCTCTATACCTCCGACTACCTACTAGAGAAGTTACTACAGGTCACCCCGTCTATAAAGTTTTACAAAGCAAGTAACGGCTACATTCACTTATTGTACGAACCGCAGCGACCAGACTACGAAACGTATATATCTGACACCCCACTCAAAGCCCTTCTAAAGCTCGCCATCGCGCTGCATGAAGCAGGCGAATTAAAAGGTAACTCACTATGAACCAAGAACTGAGAGATAAGATAGACGCAACGTTGCAAGAACACCTAGGGGATTTAGATATTGAATTGAACTACCTTGTAAACTCCCTCTATCAATTAGTAGTAGAGAGCCAGAAAATTTCAGAAGGTAAGCTTGGAGACATCCACCTTATACTTGTACGACTTAAAGATAATCAATATTACCAGCCAGCACTAGATACCTTTGGAGATGAAGTACGACCTTTCGCAGAAACTACATCATGGGGTGGTGAGCTACACAAAATGGCAGAGGTTGATTTAGCTATGAAAGATATAGCTACGGTGCTTCAATCTCAACTCTCATCTATAGGGGGTAAAAGCGAATGGGGAACACCAGGCAATACCGCTATTGAGGATATGCCAGCGGTGATTACACCAGCAGAGGTTGCTAGGTTTAGAGATTATGAGGATAGGTAACTAATATGAACGAATTACGAAAGAAGCTAGACGCAATCGAAGTTAGTATGCCAGCGGGTGAGTATAACTACGAATGGGAACTGGATGAAATGCTTGGTTCACCTGTCGAGTCCGTCATCGACGCTATCCTACAGGCTTTACCAGAAGAGGGGGACATATCTACCGACCCTAAGTGGAATCAGGCAAGGAGTAATACATTACGAGAAGTACGTAATATTCTAAATGAAGCGAGGAATTCAAAATGAGTTACCTACCAGATAATACGAGTGATGAGCTGCACCGACTTCTTTCATATATAACTGGCGATAATACGAAAGCAGGTGATATTCGTAATACTGTATCTGCTATCAACACCCTCATCACACAGAGGGAGAACGCAGCAAAATTAAAGGGACAGGCCAACCTCATCATAGAATTACAGAATGCAGAAGTGATTGATGATATAGACGCTGAACACTGGTACGCACAGATTGAATCTGAGCTTTCACCTAAACTACTAGAGGAGAATAAATAATGGCACTGTTATGTAGCAAATGCGGCAAACCAGCGGCAATTGGACACTCGTGTACACCCTGGATTCAAGGTGTATCAAATGTATCTGTAATGCCTTCTAATGATGTACAGAGCGAAGAACTAGATAATTTACTCAATCAATTCTATCAAGCTGGTAAGAATGGAGACCATCCAAACAACTCAAATCTTCACAAGAGTGTTTTGGCATATAAAAGTTCAATCAAAGAAGCCATTGGTGAAGCACTAGCAAATCGTGACAAGACGGTGAAACTGACCGTAGGCGTTGTGCTGACGGGTGATTTAGGAAAAAAATTCATAGAATATTACGACTCCTACAGGGAATTTGACCAAGAGCCTGACCGCATCCAATCATTAAAGACAGAAGGAGGAAAATAATGGACAGCGGAAAACTAGACTACTTCATACCAACTATTGACCCAAATACAGGGGAGGATATAGCTAATGGATAACTCTAGCAACGCGGACGAGATAATAACAGCCGATATGCTTTGGGATGGTGCCATAACTGAGAGCCGATTTAATCGCTTTGACGACGAGCTTATAGACAAGTATTTCAACGAGGAAGGTAAGGTGGCTATCGAAAAGTATATACAGCGTAAAGTAACCGAAGCAAGGATTGATGAATTTGCAACAGTCAATGGTATTTGGGGAGAGGCAGAAAGTGTGTCTCCAAAATCAGCTGGTGTGAATATACATGACAGACTTATTAAACGCCAAAAAGAACTAACCGAGTCTCAAACTCTCAAGGAAAGGGAAGAACGATGAGTAAACAGTATGATTCATTTAAAGAGAAAACTATAAAAGCATCTCAAACAATCAATGAGGCGGGTAAAATGAAAGCTGTTGATGATGAGTATGTTAGGGGATTTGCAGATGCTATGTGGGAAGCACGAGAGATTTTTATGCGTGTAGAGGATGAACCAAATGAAGCATAACCCCTCACCTACAGTAAGTGATGAAGATACACGAAAAGAAGTAGACGATATTTTAAACCTACTTGGAGAGACTGCAGATATTAGTGGTGCTTGTACAGAGATGGTTTCCCTCATTGAATACAAGGAAAGAAAGGCAAGACTCGCAGGACGTATTGAGGCAGGAATGCAGCTACGAAAATCAATGATTAGCACTAGTCCATTTGTTGAAGGAATCCTTAACCCCTACTTACTAGAGCAGAGACGATGCCTAAAGTTTACCTCAGAGGACAACAAATAAGATGGATGGTACATTTTGGCTCCTAATCGGGCTTTTAGCAGTACAGCTTATCGCTATGGCATGGGCTATTCTATGGCACGGAGATGAATAAAATATATTGCACCTACTGCCTCACGAACACTCACAGCGATACTTCATGTCCATGGCAGATCAAGGATAAATAGTCTTTACACATAAACCGGCTATGTTATAATTGCGGCATAACTAGGAGTTAACTTGAACAATATAGTGGTATGTAGAGAGAAGCTTGTAAATTCTAATCTAAGAGTTTACACTCCCAACCCCACACTAATGTTCGCACTTTCAGATACAAAGGTTATCGTAATTACAAACTTCCATACGTTCTTTCTCCGTCATACTCACCGTAACTATCTTCCGCGACTGAATAATGTACGACAGCTTATAGAGGCTAACAAAATAAATAATGCAGCAGACTTGCTAACAGAATTGAAACTAAATGTAGGAGAAGGTATAGAAATGGTTGTCACTAAGATTGATAGGGTGTTGGAGGAAAACAAATGAACTTCCTTATCACTGCACTCGCGGTATTTGGTTTAAGTAGCCTTCTGACGTCATATGACGGTGCGTGGGGCGTTTTTCGTAAACTTAGGGACAAGTTCCCCGATTCATTCTTGCACTGTACAGTATGCACCGCTGTGTGGCTCTCGATACCAATTATATTACTCGGTGCCTTTGTAGGAGTGTGGTCTATCGCACCGATTGCTATTGTCGGAGTCGTCATAATAATAGAGAGGTTAACATGATAGTTGTTTATAGTGCACGCTGCATGGCTTGTAGTCACAAACACCTTCACAGGACACTCACTCACTACGCTATGGAAAATAAGGTAAAGTACGAAGTACGCCGGACTAATTTATCTAAACAATTTGAAGAGGAGGCATTACAGTACGGATTGAAGCTACCCTTTGTTGTGGTAGACGGAGAAGCAAAAAGGATTGAAGATCTATAATGTATCCTGTGGTTTATTCTTATAAAAAGTCAAAGACGAGAGAGTTCGAACTATCACTTGAGTCGCTCAAAAATATTAAAGAGTGGAACGGTGTAGTCTTCGTGATCGGAGATATTCCCGATGTAGGGAATTATATTAAGTACAACCACATACCGATCAAATACAAGTGGGGAAAAGAATCACACTCTAAATCAAACGATGAGATATGTGCTTACCTCACAGCCGCTGATTTTCTTGATGAGTTTATTATTATGGCTGATGATATATACATCTTGCAGCCCTGGAGTTTGGAGTATCAAAACAGAGGAACATTAGACGATCACATTAAGACCAGGGCTAGAGGTGATAGCTATGCTAGACAACTTAGAGATACGAGGGATTTCCTGTTAGACAACGGTCAACCTACTCTAAGCTATGAAATGCACATACCTATGCTAGTTAAGTCAGATCAATTACGAGATGCCGCTGAGCTCGTTAGAACATCTCGTACTATGTTTATACGATCTATCATAGGTAACTGGTTCGAGATACCTTCTAACAAATCAATAGACCCTAAGAATCAGCCATTGACGGATGATACTGTGTTATATTCATCGCAAGATAGTACGTTTGATTACGAAAAAGTGAGGAGTTATTTAAAATGAACAGATCAAGTGTATGGTTACGCAAAGAAAAGGGCACAGATATTGGGATAGAACATAATGCAGAGGATAACTTCTTTTGGAACCCTTCAATCGCATGGCACAATAAAGAACTCTTTGTGTCATATCGTGGATATCGGAAAGACCCTAACTCATTCAGATCTTATACAAGCCCTCTCGTCGTGGGAAAGCTAAAAGGTGATAAGTTAGTCGAGTATAAGGAATTAACGCCCCAAAACGTCCCAGATTACGTTAAGGAGTGTGGTATCGAAGATGTAAGGATATGGAGCGACGGCGAAAACTTATATGGGATCGGTGTTGTCCTTTCCGAGTTCCCAAGTGATCTAAAGCGCAAGAAACTAAACGTAAGACTTGCTGAGATTAAGATTAACTACGAAAAAGGAACCTACGACTTTATCGAAGACTTCGGGCAGCCTATCGGATTTCCTGAAAAGAACTGGTCACCTATTCAAGGACGACCACACGAATATATGTACGCAGTAGACAAACTGTACAGCTTCGGTATTATTACCCTCACAACCCCTAGAGCTACAGTAGACCATAGGATAATTCATAACGGTACACCACTTATGAAAATAAATGGCGGATATATAGCAATCATCCACCAAAGGACACGTCTTGCTAATCGAGCTGGTTGTTATCCTAATATGTTTGTTAAATATAACGACGACTTAGTACCTATTGAGTGTACTGACTGGTTCGTATTTGATGACTATAAAGATGAAGAAGTGCAGTTTATGTCAGGTGCAGCACTGCTAGACAAAGAAACCCTAGGAATAACAGTTGGCCTTGATCGAATCACTGCAAGGCGACCAGCGTTATACAAAAGTTTGCTATACAAAGTAAAGCTGAGTGATATTGATTGGCAGCCGTATAAACCGACACCTCTATTTCGGGGTGTTTATAGAGAAGGAGACAAATAATGATAGCATTTGTAACGGGATGGACGGGTCAAGACGCAACACACCTTACTAAGCTGTTGCTAAGTAAAGGATACATTGTCATTGGATTAGTTCGTAGAGTATCGACAGAGCCACCACATCGTATTCGTAAGGGTTATGATTTCACCGAATCTATTAACTCAGGTCAACTCATACTAGAGACAGGTGATCTATTAGACCCGTCTAGCCTACGACGTATTATCAAGCAGTACCAACCAGACGAAATATACAACCTTGCCGCACAAAGCCACGTCGGGTTGAGCTTCAAGCAACCAGAGCTTACAACACAAGTAGATTACATCGGTGTTATGAACCTTATCTCCGCACTAGAGACTTCACACGAAGGTAAATGGAAGATGTATCAAGCCTCAACAAGTGAGATGTACGGAGCTAAGGATGAGGGATCAATACTTAACGAAAAGAGTGAACTAAACCCTAACTCACCGTATGCCATTGCGAAGACAGCAGCGCATTACTACTGTAGAAGCAAGCGATCGCAAGGACTGTTTATCTCAACAGGCATTCTATTCAACCATGAGGGAGAGCTACGAGGTGCAGACTTCGTAACTATGAAGATCGCTAAAGGTGTGAACGCTTGGATTGAAGACCCTACACAAATACTAGAGCTTGGTAACATGAACTCAGTACGTGACTGGGGATACGCAGGTGATTTTGTAGAGGGTATGCACCTTATCATGCAACAAGAAGAAGCAGACGAATTTGTTATTGCAACTGGAGAAGTTCATACAGTACGGGATTTTGTTGAAGCGGCTTTTAAAGCTAAAAAACTAGAGATCAAATGGGAAGGTGAAGGACAGGATGAAAAGGGCTGTGTGAATGGTGTTCTAGCCGTAAGAATTAACCCAGAGTTCTATCGTCCTAATGAAGTTGGATATTTATTAGGAGATGCAAGCAAGATCAAAGCTATTGGATGGGAACGTAAGACAAGCTTTGATGAGTTAGTAAATATAATGGTTAAATGATAATAATTATGAAAGTTTTTATTGTGCATGGAGATGATTACGAGGATCAAGTTGTCAGAACTGTCTATTCCACTGTTGAACTAGCTATAAAACATGTAGAAAAATTTAGTAGTTCCTTCTGGAAGTTAACGTTTTCAGAATACGAAATCAGGGACTATCTAATTGAAGATGACGAAGGAATTTAAACACAGGTGCTATACTGAAGATATGAAAGACAAAGCCACAGAGCAGGGTAAAGGTGTATCACCTATCTCAGGTGTTGCTCCTCCTGTTGCCTCACAGTTTGGACAGCCCAACGGCAACCCTCGCCATAATGGTGCATGGAAGAAAGAGGACACTGCTCGTTACAAGCTGGAGCTTCTGATACAGATGTCAGATGATGAACTTGATATATTGATACAAGAGCCTACTACTCCTCGCTTTGATAAGAATATGGCAACTGCTGTAAAGAACGGTCAGTGGAAAGAGCTTGAGGGGATGATTAATCAGGTATACGGCAAGCCTAAAGAGACAGTTGATCTATCTAACCCTGACGGTACTTTGACGCCAATTGTTCGTATTATTGACTCACGTATATCACAAGAAGAATAAATAACTTCCTTTAATGGCTATTAAGTGCCAGGAATCACAGCGTTATATAAAGTGGATACAGAAAAGCTTATCACGAATGAGATATTGATACCCGCAGAGTTTGCTAGGTTACTAGATAGTGATTGGCGAGAGGCTGCTATACATGGTGGACGCGGTTCATTAAAGTCTCATACAGTTGCTCGTATTTTACTCATTAGAGCAATGCAAAAGAATGGTTTATGTGGTTGCTTTCGTGAATACCAAAACTCTATCGCGGATAGTTCACATGCACTTTTAAAGAAGCTTATTGAAGATTATAAATTACCTTACTTCAAAGTAACTGACGATGCTATAAAGAATACAAGAACAGGATATTCTTTTATATTCAAAGGTCTTAGGAATAACATTCAATCTATTAAATCTATCGAAGGTATGACAGAGGCGTGGATCGAAGAAGCACAGACTATCTCAGAGGCCTCACTTGATGTTTTAACCCCTACAGTTCGTATTCCTGGTTCACAGATATTCTACACGTATAACCGCCTTAAAGATAAAGACCCTATTCACAACCGTCTCGTGATAGAAGGAAGACCAGGAACAATCGTAATCAATGTTAACTACGACGTTGCAATCAAATATGGTTGGCTATCCGATGTGTTGATGAATGAGATGACGAGCGACCGTGATAATCGTCCAGAGATCTATAAACACAAATGGCTTGGTGAACCATCCAACTTAAAGGGACAGATTTATAAGAACTTCAAAAAGATTCCTCGTATTCCAGAAGACGCAGAATATTTAGGCGCTGGTTTGGACTTTGGTTATACTAACGACCCTACTGCCCTTGTAGACGTATACAAGTGGAACAGGGCATACATTCTTGATGAGCGTCTATACAACCGAGGTATGCAAAATAAAATGATTGGTGTGTCGATTAAAAGATTGCCTCATTACACAAATCAGTTAGTTGTTGGGGATAGTTCTGAACCTAAGAGTATCGACGATATTAAGGATGAGGGAGTAAACATTATTGGCGCTACCAAGGGCAAAGACTCTGTTAACAATGGTATCCAGCTACTACAAAGCCTAGAGGTTTATTACACAGAATCAAGCCACAACATTGAAGAAGAAGTATTGAACTATGTTTGGCGTGTAGATAAGGAAGATAAGAGTCTTAATATACCTGTCGACGCTTATAACCACGCACTTGATGCAGCACGTTATAAGATAACAGATATTCTAAATAATAAACCTCTAGTCTATGGTGGCTTACTCTAGTTCAGCGTTGTTATACTAAAATAAGATAAAGGAATAAATGCGTGAATGCCATACAAAAGTTCATTAAGAACATAAAAGACAACTTCGCAGAGTACTATACTCTCTTAATCATCGCTGTAGCCATCCCTGTTGCAATAGCATCACTCACCTCTGTTGTATGGGGGATTTTACTTTCGTTTGTCCTTCAAGCATTGGTAGGAATCTTCTACATTCGAGGTAAGCAATGATACTAGGTACAGCACTTAAGGGTGCAAGATCTCAAGTCAACTTGGTTGGTGCTCCTTCATTCGCACAAGTGAATCCTTACGGCCTTTACAATCACTTCAAGTCTGACGAGTACGCGAGTCACTATCCGAATGTACGGCCGATTACTAATGAGTTTATGCAGATCGTGCCTTATGCGATCAACGCTAACGGTAAGCCTGTTCCGCATGAAGTTATTGACGCTCTGTATCATCCTAACCGTCGTGATAGCCTTCCTATGTTCCTTGAGAAACTTGGTGTATCAGTTCTATCTAATAGCTACACATATCTCCTCGTATGGCGTCGCGAGAACAACAAGGCTGAACCAGGTGGTGATTTTGGATTTAAGGGAAAGAACATTGCAGGGTTCACATTCCTAGAAAATCCAGCAATTGATTACCGTGATGGCAAGATCTATTACAAGATGGGCGCACAGCAGTTCGATGAAGATGAGGTTATCGCTATTCCTGGCGGATCACGGCCTGAAGATCTATACGGTGGGTATTCTCCTGCACTCTCAGCTGCTAAGTGGGCAACCCTTGATGGTTACATTGCGGACTTTCAAAATGGGTTCTTCCAAAACAACGCTATTCCAGCCGGTGTATTTAAGGTTGCGGCTCCAACGCCTACTGAATATAAAGACATGGTTGAACAGCTTAAAGAACGTCACCAAGGTGCAGGGAACAATAACAATGTTTCCTATACCCATGTCCCTATTGATGCACAGGGTAAACTTGCACCAGCTCAGATTGAATGGATTCCGTTTGCTCAGAGCAATAAAGAGATAGACTTTGAACCCCTCTTAAAGCATGTAGACGATCGTTTATCTGAAAGCTATGGTGTTTCAGGAATTATTAAGGGTGTCGATAGTAACGCAACCTACAACAATGCCGAGGTATCAGAGGCTGGATTCGCTAAACGAGCGGTCAAGCCTCTTGCGCTACGTATTTACTCACAGATCACGCATGAACTGAACCGTATTACTGGTGGTCTAGGTATAGCTGTCACATTCAGATACGAGATTCCTGCCGTATCAGATGCTGAACTCGTGAAGGCTCAAACTAAGACAGAAGAAGTTGCTATGATTAAAGAACTCACCGAACTCGGTTATAGTCTCGACTCCGCTGTGGATGCCTTGCAACTTTCACAAAGTTATAAGCTTCTTAAAATTGGTAATGCCCCTACTGTGATTGATAATGATAAGCCAGAGGTTGATGAAGGAAAAGAAGTAGATCGCTCACCAGACCCCACCAGGATTGACGGTGTGACACCAGTTAACAGTGCTGATCTTGAATTACATTGCAAGGCATGTGACCGTTTCTTAGGCACGACAGACAACGCGAACCCGACTGATAAGCTAAAATGCTCAAACAGCTCTTGCAAAGCTCTAGAGGTTCCAGTAGTTAAGGAGATAAAAACATGAATGACGAGAAAATAAGGCAAGGCGCAACCTTTGAAGTAACACTTAAAGACACCAACCTCACTGCTGAGACAGCTACAATCACTGTTTCTAATAGTGGGAACATACTCGCAAGCGATACAGCAAACTACGTTGAGACCGACGGTGTGATGTACGCGACGTTACGGCTCGATACGACTAACATTCCCTTAGGCACGCATGAATACATGTATACTATCACTTATGCAGATAATGTTGTGGTGAAACTACCTGATGCTTCTAGCTGTGAAGAGGATGAGTGCGACCTACCAGCCTTTATCGTATGTGAAGCTAACGACATAGAGACGAGCTAACTATGAGAGACATTAACGTTGAGCATAAAAACATTACTATCTTAGTCAAACGAGAGTCTGGTGATATTTCAGTACTTCATCGTGACAGTAGTATAGAGGTTATGCACCCAACAAAGAATGTCTCAGTCGATCACACAAATAAAATTGTGAACCTGAAAAGGTCAGACAATAAGTTGAATGTCTCTCATCCCGAGAAAACTATATCTCTTTACAATGGGGGTAGGCGTGGTGTTCCAGGAGAGCAAGGTGAAGCGGCAACTATCGAGGTGGGATCGACTACAACAGGAGCGCCAAGTACACCAGCTGAGGTCACAAACGTAGGCACAGAGAACGCCGCAATATTCGACTTCGTTATTCCAAAAGGGGATAAAGGAGATCAGGGTGATCCAGGTACAGACGGAGATAAAAATTATACCGAGACATTCCCACCTACTGACAATATATTCGTCACCCATAATCTTGGAAAATATCCAGCAGTCACCGTAATTAACAGCGCAGGGGACGAAGTCGTAGGCGAAGTAAATTATCTAAGTATAAACACACTGATCGTAAGCTTTTCCGCTGCCTTCGGGGGACGAGTAACATGCAACTAATAAAAGAAGGATTCAATCATGGCTAAGGCATTTTTAGTAGATATTAACTTAGGTAAGAATGAGTTGCAAAATGCTCGTATTCAAAACCTAGCAAGTGCACCAAGCTCACCAGTCGAAGGACAGGTGTATTACGATACAACTCTAGACAAGTTCGGTGTATATAATGGTGCCACTTGGGACTACATGGGTACTGGCGCAGGAGCCGGCACCGTTACAAGTGTAGCAGTCACAGGCTCAGACGGTATTGAAGTAGACTCAGGTTCACCCGTTACGTCGGCCGGCACGATTGCCCTTGGACTTAATGCTGGTACTACAAGGACATTCCTATCAATTAACAACGTTGACAACACGAGCGACGCAAGTAAACCAGTTTCAACAGCCACTCAAACAGCTCTGAACTTAAAAGCTAACCTTGCAAGCCCGACATTTACTGGCACGGTCACAGTCCCTACACCTTCTAACGCCACAGACGCCGCAACAAAGAGCTATGTTGATACTGCCGTAACAGGATTACTCGATTTCAAGGGCACAACAAATGCCTCTACAAATCCAAACTATCCAGCTGCTGTAGTAGGTGATGCTTACTTAGTATCTGTCGCAGGACGCATTGGTGGTGCTTCTGGCAAGATCGTTGAAGTTGGCGACATGTATGTTGCAATCGCTGACAATGCCGGTGGTACTGAGGCCTCTGTAGGTACTTCTTGGACTGTGCTTGAGCACAACCTTGCCGGTGCTCTTCTTTCAGCTAACAACCTCTCAGACGTTGCATCAGCCGCTACAAGCTTTGATAACATCAAACAGGCAGCAACTACCTCATATGTTGGTGCCGTTGAACTAGCGACTCAAGCAGAGGCTCAGGCTAAGACAGATACAACTCGCGCGCTTACCGCTGCATCAGTTGCTGACTTCACACGAAAGTATACGGCCACAATCGGTAACGGATCAGCGACATCAATCGCAGTTACTCACGGTCTAGGATCACAGTACGTGACAGCTCAGGTATTCGACGCTACTTCAAACGCCGAAGTCGAATGTGACGTTGTGCTTACATCAAGTACACAGACGACATTCGGATTCGTCACAGCGCCAACTACTAACGAGTACCGAGTTGTAATTGTAGGATAATAGATGTCTAGACAAGGACTTACACCCCAAACTGTACCAGATGACGCATACAATGCGACGACTTGGAATGGAAATACAGAAGTTCCTACCAAGAATGCTGTGAGAGATAAGATCGAAAGCATGAGTGGTGGCGGTGATGTAGTGGGTGCGGCCAGTTCTACCAATAACGCTGTTGTTGTCATGGATGGTACCACGGGTAAAGTTATAAAAGAGGCAACCATAATTGCAGATGGTACATCTTTCAAGAAGAATGCCGGAAGTAGTATTGGACTGTCAAGTTTAAATACTAACTACTCAATAAACATTTATGAGACAGAATCACGGGTTTATAACGGCGGGCTGAACATGGGTGAGATTATGGGTGTCCAAGGGGCGCAGACGGTCACCAATAAGAACTTAACCTCTGCTACAAACACCTTCCCAACATTCAACCAGAATACAACAGGATCTGCGGCAACGTTGACCACTGCCAGGAACATTCAGACAAACCTCGCTTCTACTAGTGCGGCATCATTCAATGGTTCAGCAAACGTTACTCCAGGAGTCACAGGTACACTTCCTCTAGGTAACGGTGGTACAGGTCAAACCACAATGGCAGGAATAGCACAAGAGGTTGGAAAGCTTCTTATGCCGATCGGGTTCATCTACACCACTACTACATCTACTAACCCAGGCACAGCTATTGGATTCGGCACCTGGGCTGCCTACGGTGCTGGACGTGTGATTGTAGGTGTTGGTACATCTGACCAGTCTTTTGCAGCTGCAGCGACTGGCGGTGCCTCAACTCATACATTGACAACTGCAGAGATGCCATCACACAACCACCAACAATCTGTAGCAAATGGTATCGTTGGTGGTTCCGCTATGTCAGCGCAAGCAAACAACACTGGTGGTAACTTTGCGATCCCTAACACAACGCAGAATACGGGTGGTGGTGGAGCACACAATAACCTCCAGCCTTATGTCGTAGCCTATATGTGGCAACGCACTGCCTAGCCCAACTCACATATAATTAGTGTTAGAACCTAACAAGCAAAGTTCACAAGAACGCGAGGAAGTGTTCTAAAGTTTAACAAGTAAGGAAACACATGAATAAATTCTGGAAATTTGCGAAGGCCGAATCTGGCTCAGAGCTTATCCTAGAGGGTGTTATCGCTAGTGAAAGCTGGTATGAAGACGATGTTTCTCCTAAAGCGTTTAGAGATGAGTTGAAAAACCATTCTGGCGATCTCACAGTAAGGATCAATAGTCCTGGTGGTGATGTATCAGCTGGTGTGTCTATCTACAATATGCTCAATGAACACGAAGGAAATGTAACGATAAAGGTTGATGGCATTGCTGCCTCAATCGCGTCTCTTATATCAATGGCTGGTGATAAGATTATCATGCTTCCAGGCTCAATGATGATGGTTCACTTACCTTGGGTGTTCGCAGCTGGAAATGCTGACGATCTCGAAGGTGCAGTTGAAATGCTAAAGAAGACGGGGCAAAGTATGGTGCCGATTTATGCGGCTCGTACTGGTCTATCGGAAGAGCGTGTCAATGAACTACTAAAGGCTGAGACGTGGATGACTGCACAAGATGCTGTTGAACTAGGCTTTGCTGACGAAGCGGTAGAAGCGAAAACTTCTCTTGCAGAATCAATGGCAAAAATTAGCGATCTTACATCTAGTATGCAATCAGCTGTTATGCAGCCTGTCATGAGTATTAAAGCAAGGAAAGCAGAGGTGACAGATGTTACCGATGAACCCGAAACAACTGTTGAGGTGGTTACTGAACCAGAAACCCCAGAACAGCCCGAAGCGCAAGCTACGGAAACCGAAACTACGGAAGTGACTGAACCCGTTGTCGAGGAAACTATTGAACCAGTCAAGGAAAATGAAATGCCTGAACTAGAAACACAAGAAGTAGCTGCTGCTGCACAAGTACTTGAGCCTCAAGCACAAGCACCTGTCGAAGCTAAGCCACAAATGAAGCTTAAAGCCTACCTTAAAACTGACGAAGCGATGAACACATTTGCCGAGATTCTCCAGAACAACCCTGGTGAAACTGGTGGAAACAGCTCTGCAGCTGTACGCGACGCATGGAAGACTCACCTAGAGACTAAAGCCGGTGTCACAAACCCTCAAATCTTCCTTCCTACACCACTTATTACAGCTATCCAAAACGCCTTTGAAGACGGTGGAGAAATCTGGAACCGTGTTGCCAAGGTTGGTGCTGACGTTTGGAACGCTGCATGGGACACAGAAGATGATGTAAATGACAACAACGGGCGTGCTCGTGGTTACCGACGTAGTGAAGCCGAGGAAAAAGCAGAGCAAGTACTTACATTTGCAAGCCGTATCCTTCGTCCTCAGTTCGTTTACAAGTACATTACACTTAACAAGGAAGACATCAAAGAGCAACGCTCTACTGGTGCCCTAGTTACTTACGTACTTGCTGAACTTCCACAGCGTATTGTTCGTGAAGTTGAACGTGCTATCGTCCTTGGTGATGGCCGTGCTTCTGGTGATGACTACAAGATTCTTGAAGGAACACCTCGTGGATTTTTCCCAATCTTGGCTGACGCTGAGGCTGGAAACTTCTTCGCTGACGTCGCCGATGTAGATGGAACCGAGTCTGCTGCTGAGGTTATCGCCTTAGCTGTTGACGAAATCCGTACACCAGGTGAAGTTGTCCTGATCGCTAAGAAGGGTTACGCTACACGTGCTCGTTTTGCAAAAGATAGCCTCGGAAACTACCTCTTCCCTATCGGTACACGTGCAACTGACATCCTCGGTGTAAACGTTATCATCGAGCCAGACTGGTTCAACGATGTTAACTCACCTGACTTCGATGCGATTGTTGTTGTCCTCTCAGGATACAAAGTTGTTGGTGATACTTCTATCGAAGGATTCCAAAACTTCATCCTAAAGACTAACAAACAAGAGTACCTACAGGAAATCTGGGCTGGTGGTGGTCTTTCACAACGAAAAGCCGCAATCGCTATCCCTACAGCTACATCTTAATAACGGAAAGGAGAACGCCCTACTATGGATCAAGCAAAGCTCGAAGCCCTATTGGGGCGAACTCTCAACGCTAGAGAGGTAACGAACCTAAAACTGTACCTTAATATTGCAAAACAAAACCTCCAAGACCTGTTATGTATACAGATGGACTGCGGTAATTCATTTAGTGCAAAGACTTTCTCTGCTCGCGAGGGTTACTCAACAGTCTTTCTTGATACGTTTACACAGGTTGAGGAGGTTAAAGTTGATGGGGAAGTAGTTACAAACTACCATCTGGCGTTCTTCGACAATAGAAATGCTAAGTTTTTTAATGCGATTGTCTTTGACACAGCATTTAGAAGTGAGGCAACTATCGAGATTAACGCCTCATGGGGCTTTGAGAAGCTTCCTAATGACCTTGCACAGCTCTGGGCGCAGATGTTTGCTATTACTTCCAAGAAGTACAGCACGGATAGCGTCAAGAGCAAGAAGGTTGAAGACTTTAGTATTACCTATGGAGACTACACTGACGATGAAGAGTTTGTACGTAACAATGCACTTACTATCCGAAAGTACAGTCTCTGTGGCGTAGGGTATGTTCTTCACGGTGAAACCTGTAGTCTCCATGGAAGGTATGACTGTGGATACTGTATTTGATGTATTCGACCTGAGTGACTATACCTTCTTGAAGATTAGCCGCGGAGGAGTTTACGGGAATGTTATCGAAGAGTCGTATCCAGCAGAAGGAGTATTTAAGCTCCGCAGCGGAATGGTTCAAGCTAACAATCAGGAATCTCGACAATCTGACTCAACACTCCACGTTAAACCCGATGAAAGCTTTATCGCTGACATCACGGTTGACGGCAAAATCCTATTCGTAGGACATGGAATAAGAGTACAGGGTAAAGAATATGAGATTACTGGTGCAACTGGCGGCCAAAACTATGAGACGAATGAGCTAGAACATTACCGATTAACCTTACAATCCGCTGACTTTTCAGAATTTGTTGAGGAGTCGTAATGGGAGGGTTTAAGTCGAACTCAAAACTATGGCTTGCTAACGAAGCAAGAGTACTTGATCGAGTCGAAGAAGTAATGGCTGGTGTCATCTTAATGAGAGGCATTATGCTTGCTCCAAGAGACTCAGGTACCCTGAGAGAAAACGGAAGGGTTGAGAAGAACCCTAACGGTGGACGATCAGTGGTATTTGGTGACGCATCTGTGCCGTATGCTCGTAGGCGTCATTTTGAGAATAAAAAGAACCCACAAACACTTAACTACCTTAAACGGGCTGGTGACAGTGTGAAAAAAGAGAGTATTAAAAAATATGTGAGCATGAGTAAATAATATGATTACTCTAAGCTTTTTAAAACTATTAGAAGATAATAATTTTGGTTTAATTGACACTGATCTGTTCTTTCAAAAGCTGACCTTAGACAAGAAAGGAATCTATATCGCGGATATAGGTGACGGACTTACTCGAGGACAACGAAGGACACAGAGCTTTGAACTTTATGCTAGGGGCAAAAACGACACAGATGGCTACAAGCAGTTGAGTGACATACTTGATTTCTTGAGAGATAGCTACTCTGGCGTGTGTGAATTACCCCCTGTGCCACCTATCTCAACAAAAGAGTATACAAACGTAACAATATTACCAACATCTACCATTACCAATGTAGGATTAGACGCTAATAATCGTATAATCTACAGCATTACTGGTCAGATAATTTATTAAGGAGAATACAATGCCTGTACCAACAGCATCAGACCCGATGGGTGGCAAACTCAGTATCGACATTAACGGTGTAAACATCCCTGCATTTATGCTCGGTTCAATCTCTGCTAGTGTCTCACAAGTCTTGCGGACTAGTGAACGCCTCTCAGGAACAACAACTAACCCAAGTAACCAACTAGATAACCCGTCATACGATGTAACGTTCTACCCTAACCAGTGGTCAGATCTGCAGTACTTCATGCCAGAGAACTACGTTGGAACGCCTGGTGGAACAGATGGGGCTTTCATCCTCGGAACAGAGGAATGTTCACTACCTGAACCTACAGAAGTAGTCTTACACTACGACTGTGACGACGGTACAACACGCGACATCACTATGCCTGTTACCAAAGTTGCATTTGAGGACTCAAGCGAACGTAATGCGACAGATGATCTGTCAGTTACAATCCACTTGTACCCACAGCCAAACGCACTTGGTCAGATTATTTACGGAACAGCTCCAACAAGTTAATCCGTTTAATCACAAATCTAGCCCCTTCACGGGGGCTTTTTTGTTTCCCAAGAACCTTATAATTATACGTAGACATAAAGTCTGTTTGTCCCTAAAGGGAATATGCGAAAGCAATTTAATAATCAAAGGAGATTACATGACTGAAATTAGTATTTCACTAAACAGTATTCAAAATATAAAGACAGTTAATATCGAAGGACTCGGTGTTCTTCATATTCGCAGACTCGGTTCGGGTGAGGATCTTGACCTTTCCTTTAAGCAGCGCCGAATTAACAAACTTGTTGACGAACTAACCGCTATTGATTTCGTGGGATTAGACGCGACAAATCCAGATGACATCAAGAAAATTGATAAGCTCGCAAAGAAAGCCGACGCGATTCAAGAAGAAATCTCACAGATCAAAAAAGATGAGTTTGAAGTGTACAAACGGCTACTCTCTGACGACAAAGGCGGCAAAGTCGTTGACGTAATCATGAATACCCTAACAGCACGTGAACGTGCAGAGATATTTAACATCGCCTTCGGTGAAAAGAAAGAAATCGAAGCACCTGATACCGCGACACCACAGGACGGCTCTGATGAGTAGAAGCTTACTTGACCTGATGCCTAAAGAGGAAGCTGAAAAGGCGTTAAAGAACGCCCAAAAGCGCCTTGAGCGTCATATGTCTCGTAAGGGTCTAGACGTATCACCAGAGATTTATCTTGTATCGGAGTTCGGTTACTACTTCGGCTGGGATGCAGTATTAGCTATCCGTCGAGGTTATACGGTTGAACCTGTCACTGGAAACAAGGAAGTTTTCACCTTAGATGAAGCTCAAATACTACTAGAGGGTGCCCGCAAGGTATGGTATTCGAAACTTACAGAACAAGCACATGCTCAGATGGTAGGGGGAAGTTTTAAGGTGTCCTCAAGCTCGTTCAATGACGCTGTTAAACCATTCACAGATAAAGCAGAGGTAACTGAATAACTATGACCTCCGGTTCTACAACAGTTGGAAGTGTAAAGTATGACGCTAGTATTGATCTACCGTCTCTTAAGAAGTCACTCGCTACAGCTGACAAACTCGTAGAACAATCTTACAAAAAGCAATCAGAAGCCTCTAAAAAAGTAGCAAAAGCGACCGCTTCAAAAGCTAGTTCAGGTAGTGGCACAAGCTCGTATGATGCGCAGACTCGTGTTAACGCCATTAAGCGTGAAGCACAAGAAACCGCAAAGACACTTGCAACCTATACACCACAGATTCAAAAGCAATTCCTAACAGTTGAGCGGGCAAACAATCAGGTAGCAAACGCCACGACCCGTGCTTCAACTGCAATTCAACGTTATGGTTCAGGATCTGCACAAGCAACTCAAGCGACAAATGCTCTTAACGTAGCGGTAGGTAACCAGTCTCAGCAACAAGCAAAACTTACAGCACAGTTAAACGGATCATATAAGAGCCAGACAAGCTTTGCCACTTCTTTAGGCGACTCAGTTGTTGCAATCGGTGGGGTTGTCGCCGGGCTTGCTGTTCTAAATGGCGCATTTAACACAGTCAAAAAGAGTGTTGGGGTTGCGAACGACTTTGAAGCTTCTATCGCTGGACTCTCTCGGCTCTCTGAAAGGTTCGGTTATAGTGCACAGGAAGCGACCGCTGGAGCGAAGTCACTTGCCGAAGATGGTCTTGTTACCGTTTCAACAGCTGCAAGTGGCCTACAGAAGCTCTTAACGGCCGGTGTAGGACTTCCAGAGGCGATTGCATTGATGCAGGGCTACAAAGATCAGGCAGCATTCGGTAAATCTTCTACAATTGACTTTGACACTGCCGTAGGTAACTTGGCAGAATCATTCTATACCGAAAACTCAGCAATCGGTAACTTATCTGGTCAAACTGAAAACTGGACACAAATCCTAGAGTACGGCGCTGGTGTACTTGGTAAGAACGTATCGCAACTAACTGCTAAAGAGCGTATACAGGCTAAGCTTATCGGTCAACAACGCCTCAATAACCTTGTAGAGGGCGATGCTGGTGTTCTTGCAGATACAAATGCAGGAAAACAAGCTCGACTAAATCAGACATTATTAGAGATTGAAACAACAATCGGACGTGTAACTAACCAAATTACAGGTGGATTCATTGGTGCATTGGGTGATATGAGTGGAGACGCACAGAAGTCTGCTATCGCATTTGGTGCAGGAGCAACAGCTTTGGTTGGCTTCCTGACTATTGTGCCATTAGCTGTCACAGGTTTTAGGACAATTCGTTCAGCCATTGTAGCAGTCGGTGTTGCTAGTGCATTCGCTAGTGGCGGTATTACTGCAATACTAGGAGCAGTCGCAGCAGTTGGTGCAGCAGTTGGTGTCAGCGCGCTCATCGACGGTCTTGAGACGACTGAGGATCTCTCAGCTAAATTTAGCGATAATGTCCAAGAGACAGCACAAGGTTATGAGGAGGTTTCAAAAGGTGCAGCAGACGCAGCAAAGCAGATTGCTAAGATTAACGATCAAATGGAACAGGCAAGAGAAGACTACCGTTATTCCCTTGCTCAGTTAGTGGCTGAGAAAAATGAGAATATCGCAGCACTTACAGATACTTTGGCAGCAGAAGACCGTGCGTATACGAATGCTTACAAAGAACGTCAAACAAGCTTTGAAAAGTCCCAAAACGAGGAAGAGCTAACCCACACACAGAAAACAAAAGCATTACAAAATCAAATCGACTTTCTCAGCAGGTACAATACACAAGCTAACCAAAAACAAGTCACTGACTTAAAGTTTGCACTTTCTCAAGAAAATGCGGAGTATCAAAAGTCTACGCAGTTAAGGGCTAACGAGTTTGACGCTGAAACAAAGACTGCCTTTGAAGAATACGACAAGCGTCGTCAAGAGAATCAGAAGAAACTCGATGAAGAATTGGCACTCCTCTATAAACACCGTGAAGATATTCTGGCTGTACGCGGTATAATCTTACGAGATGAGATTGAAAATCTAAAGAGAACACGTGACGAACAGATTAAGTCCCTTGAGGAACAGCGCATTAATGCTGCTAACTATGGTGCTGCAACTGGTAATGCATACAGGATTGCATATGTCAGTAGTGCAGAATTAAGCCCCGAAGAATCAAAACGGGTATTTGGTATTGGTGGAGGTATTCGTCAATTATACAAAGACTCAAACGGCAATACCCAAGAAGTTCTTACCACACGTTTCGCCACTGGTGGATTCACGGGGCGTGGTGGGAAATACGAAGAGGCAGGCGTCGTACACAAAGGTGAATATGTACTTCCAAAAGAGCAAGTGAATCAGGCAACTGGGCAACCTAAATCTAGTGCTGGTAGCGTCACAAACGTATATGTAACCAACAATATGAGTGGCGTAATGGCCTCTAGCAACTCTGATTTAAGGGCTATCGGTGTAAAGATTGGTAAAGTTATTAACGAAACTGTAATTGCAAAGACAGGCAAAGTTGGGATTCAAGGGATTTAATCATGGCCTATAAAATGTACCTAACAGACTCAGCGGGAACACACGAACTTCCACCCCTAGAAGTCCCTTTGACCCGTGTTAAGAATGAGAAGATGACCACAGTAGAACCGCTAAGCGGTAACGTGTACCGCGATTATTTCGCTACAAAACTAGGGTATGCTCACACATGGGCTTATACGACCGAGGATGAGTACAATCTTATGGATGAGATCTATGAACGGATGAAATCTGAGTGGACATATCCACTTCTTACAATCGAGGGAACCGATATTGTTGATATGGTAGTCGATTACACGCTATTGCAACAGAATATTATTGATGATTGTGGAACAGTAAGTGACGTTTCGGTAGCATTCAGGGAAACTAAACAGTTAGGAAGTTAACGTGCAGATTGTACCGTCATGGTTTAACGACGTAGCAAACGGAAATATTCGCCCGATTTCATACGGGGCTTATATTTCTTTTACTAAAGAATACGACGACGACATTACGTTCTTTACGCTCAACGTATCTCAGCTGAATGGAACCGATATTCTAGGAACCTCGATAGACAATCCACTGCAAGCTTGGGACTTCTACGAGTATGCTGACTTTTCAGAAAGAATTATCTATCAATCTGTTCAAAGGGAGCTAGACTTTCCATACTCAGTCGTGAGTGCGATCGCAGACTTCTCTTTAAACAACTACGATAACTACTTTACCCCAAACTCATCGTCACCAATTGAACAGTATATTCGTCCAAAACGACCCGTAAGGTTGCTACAAGGATTTTCTACTACTTTATTGCCACAGTTTGTTGGTCTTACACAGGGAATGCCAGAGATATCACGAGAAGACGGCACCGCTACGTTTACAGCTATGGACTTCTTGACACAGATCTATTCGATGCCTATTAGAAATACTGCAGCGATGCAAAACGTAAGAACAGATGAGGTATTAGCGGCCATATTCACACAATTCGGTTTGGCTCCAAGTCAATATAGCCTGGGTAGAGGGCGTAACGTCATTCGATTCTTATTCTTCGAGAAAGATCAACAGACTGCCGGTGATGTGATTCGACCTATGATGCAAGCAGAAGGTGGTTTGCTGTGGCTTAGTGAGGATGGGATTATTATATTCAAGTCCCGGCTTGAGCTTCCAACATCATCAAGCTATACATTTGATAGCGACAGTATTATTTCAATAGATACGTCCGGTGATGATCAAATCATCAACCACATTATTATCAATGCAGATGTACGCGAAGTCCAAGAGTATCAGACAGTTTACTCGAAGAAGACTACAGATAATAGCTTAAACGTCATTCCAGCCGGAGGATCGAATGTTTTTGCAGCAGACTTGCAAGACCCTCTCCTTACTGTGGAACAGCCTATATACGGTGTAAATGCGGATGTTTCGTGGTTCACAGCCGCGAAATCTGATGGTACACCTGTATTATCAGGTGTGTCTATCAGTTCAGTTGAGTTAAAAACTAACACCTACGAAATGACAATTCAGAACACAAATGACTTTGACGTGAACATCGACCAGATGAGTATTTGGGCGCAACCCGCTAAACGCATCTCTGTTGAACCTATCATCTACGAGAATAAAGACCAAGACTCTATTGATAAGTATGAAACACAGGGTGGGGGTAGCAACTCACCAATGGAAATAACAAACAATTTCATTCAAGACATAGATACAGCCAGATCTCTTGCCCTCACTATCCTTGATGAGTACTCGGAGTATGCGGACATTATAGAGTTTGAAGCAAAGGGCAACCCTGCCATTCAGTTAGGTGATATAAATACCGTAGATTACACCAATTACAGCGGCGAATATAGGCTAATAGGCGTAGTAAATAAGCTACAGGAATCAAAGTATACACAAGTGATCAAAGCTAGGGGCTATAATCCTCGACAATGGTTCACATTGGACGTATCTCAACTTAACGGCACCGATCAACTTGCACCATAGGGAGAAAATATGAACTTAATTGAAACTATAAAGACACCAGGAAAGAATATCACCTCAAGCCTTAACGGGCGTATTCAGCTTGACGAAGCACAGGCTAGGCTTGTGATCTCTCAGGAGAACGGGGTAGAAAGGGTGGTACATAATATCGACGGTTCGTTCTATAACGATGAACAGGGCAATAATATGACACTCGTTGATACAAGAGGTATTAACACTATAGACCCCGACACTGGCATGTATCGCGGTAGGTGGGGTATCGCAACCGTAGACGATAGACCATTCGGAGGATTCTCTAAAGATGGCAGTGACATTAGACAATTACTCGGTGAGTAACCAAGGTTGTTAAAATAAGAGTATGAATAAGGTATCTCAAGAAAAACACGTCACGCTTAACCGACCTGCTCTGTGGAAGGCTGTACCTAGTGCTGAGATCGGCTCTCGTAAGTACACAGCTAATCGGAGCTATCTAGACGGTAATGTGATAAAAATTGCAGATACAGATGCACCCATTACGGCGTATTACAAGACGTTCACAAAGGGAAAGAATGATTTCTCACTGTTCGTCTACAGCGATGAAGAAGACATTAAGAAGATATCAGAATTTTTCGATAAAATCGTAAAGAACACAAAAATTGAAGATATTGCTAAAGCACTTGTTTCTGCGAGTTCTGATGGATTTACATATCTAGATACTTACTATAAAGGAGACAAAAAGTAATGGCCTTACCTAACCCATCAATGGCTTTCATTCCATTCGCGATTCTTACAGCTGATGAAATGAATGATCTTGTAGAGAATGACCAGGCACTTGCCGCTGGAACTGGATTTAACACGGGGGCTATCCCCACTTCCGCGCTCGCTAACGGTTCTGTAACACCTGGTAAGTTAGATCTTGATCCTCTAGCTGGGTACGTTGCAACAAATGAGTCAACTGTTTCAACAACATACGCAGCTCTTACTACAGTCGGACCGGCTGTAACCGTAGTAATTGGCGCAAATGGCCTCGCATTAGTATCTCTATACGGCAAGTTTGCACAGACATCCAACCAAGGAACTGCAGCGATGGGATTCTCCGTCAGCGGTGCTTCAACTCAGGCAGCGGCCGATAACTATTCCCTCATGTTCACACGTGCTACAGGAGACGACGCGGACAACCAGCGTATCGGTGCAACTTTCCTACTAACAGGGCTTACACCAGGCTCTACGACGTTCACATGTCTATACAAACGTTTAACAGCAACGGGTACTTCGTTCTTCGCTGACAGGCGAATAGCAGTCGTACCGCTTTAAGATTAATTTAATATAGGGAATATAGTTATGGCAGCAGAGATGACAGGACAGTTCAGCTTAACTTATACAGACACCGAATACGAAATTAGTCTTGGTGATAGGTACGATATTTTTGATTTCGAATGTGGCGGCGAATTAGATGATGATGATCCTGATCTTTGGTTCTCTATTGGTCACGTAAACGACAACTCGGGTGACCCTTACCAGAGAACTAGAACAGAGGCTTCGAATGGCAGCAACCACACTCAAGGCTGGATGACAGACCGTTGTATCCGTCTAAAACGATGGAATGGATCGTATTTTGAAACCTTACTCGAAGCTTCTTATGTAGAGAATACTGCTACTAGCATTATCCTGAACGTCTCAGTAGCAAACGCTGATTATCCAGTATGGTTTAGCGCAAGGAAGGCATGATGAAAAAAATCTGGCAAATTTTATTCCTCTTCACTTGGCTAGTAGTAATCGCACTACTTGTTTGGCTGGCAATCGCCCTCGTTAACAAAGGCGATGTTATACAACAACAAGTGATTAATCAGTACACAACTAAGGGCAACGGATTTAGTGCCTACGATATAGCAAAGAAGAATGGCTTTGTCGGGAATGAACCTGAATGGATTGCTTCCCTTCAAGGTAAGGACTCAGTATCGAATAATACAATTATCCAAAAAGAGGTAACTGTAGTTGAACAAGTACCGATTAAGGGTGATAACGGACAGGGTGCATATGCATTGTGGCTAAAACTAGGAAATAAAGGTACTGAGAACGATTTCTTACTGAGCCTAAAAGGTAAAGATGCCAAACCTGTTCTCCAACAGATTCGATTTAATGCCGACCTCAATCTATTTCAGACAAAACTACCCTCAGATACAGTATGGGGCATTATCCCTATATGTGGGGCTATGTCAGGGAAGGTCTGTAACTAATGGATGCGTTTCTTGAAGCCCTACTCGGTGATACCCCTATAGAGAGAATCATCATTGGTCTTTTGATATTGGGTTTTATTGCTGTGTCTAGGCTTTTACTTGCTGAAAAAGATAAAAGAATTACAGACGCAGGAAAGACATTCGATAACATTGCAACTCCTATGAAACAAATACAAGAAAGTATATCTCGTATGGAAGGTAAGATCGTAATATCTAAGAGGGCTGAACAAAATGAAGCTTCTGAGTAGAATTATGGAGGACTTAAAGCGACTTCTCATCCCGCATTATACTGACAAGAAAGTGGCTGCCATTCATAAGGAAACTGAGGCTATGCTCGCTCAGGCTGCTATTGTGTCTGAGCGTTACAACAAATTATTAAAAAAGAATGGTGTAACTATGAGGATTGCCATTGTTACGGGTCATGCGGAGGGTAAAAGCTAATGTTTTCAGAGGTAAATCTTTGGGTTATATATGGGTTACTGGCTCGAATAGCATCTATTATTATCCTCACAGCCTGGGTGATACCTGTTCAGTGGCGCGAACTTAAGAGGCAGTATGAACGCAGTAAAAACGGTGGAAACGATAAATACTGGCGATTGGCTTTTGAACTATTATTTATTACTGTCGTTACTGTCACATGTGCGATCGTTCCGATTACCTACCAAGGCACACGTATTGAATCTAACAGTGACCTCACTTTGCAAAACATGTCTGCTTTCTTTACTAACACTATAATACTCAGTCAAGCTATTGGTTGGGTTCGTATTTATAGAAGTAAGTATGACGATCGGGCTTAATGTACTAAGATTGATAACAAGGAGGTTTCTATGAAAACCTATGTCCAAGTATTTACTCCGAATCCATACATTCCTTATGTGGGCGGTTTATGCGAGGGATATGTTGAGGGAACTGCTGGACAGGCGACGATTCCTACACCAGAAGACAAAATGACGTATGGGATATATCCTAGTGCGTCTGCGGCATGGAAAGCAAATAATGGCAATCATCCTAACGAACTACCGCCAAAAGGTTTTTCAGTTCCAGCATATTTCTCATTAGGGAGTACGGAGGATGGTCACACTGCACTTGTTCTCACAGATGGGCGCGTTGCATCTTCAAGTCTCGAAGGATTTCACACAGCACCATTTATTTACCCTAATCTTAATGCTCTCATTGCAGATTATGCGAAGTATAATAATGGGTGTACGTACCTTGGTTGGAGCGAATATATTGGTAAACAACAAGTAGTTAGGAGTAATATGATTACGGATGCAACAAAGGTGTATTACCTGAGAAAAGGTATTTATGCCGAAGACAAACCAGTTTCAGATACAGACCCTGATGTGGGGAAGGATTATGCAGCCGTCGCTGAGTCATACCTTGACTACGCAAACAAAAATGGCTTCTCTTACTGGCAGTACAAGGCAAAGTCTGACAAACAAGTGGCCGAACTAAACCAGGAAGTCGAGGAATTAAAGAATAAGCCACCGCAGACGATCATAAAGGAGGTTGTCGTAGAAAAGGTAGTCATTAAAGAGGTCAACGTAGCAGATAAGTACCGTACATTTTGGGATCTCATCAAAGCAGCATTTAATAAGTTAGGGGAGAAATAATGGAAGTTTTCGCAGCAGCAACAGCAATTTCAATCGTCGCAGTCACACTAGTAACACAGGCATTAAAGTACATTCCTGTCGAATGGACTACAAAGTTCGCGGTCTATATTAACATTGCTTTAAGCCTCATTGCATCGGTTATTACATATTACACAAGCTTTAATACGTTACCTACGTTCTCCGGTGATTGGGGTACATTCCTCGCACAGTGGCTTGTAGTAGTACTTGGTGCAGCACTTACGTATAAGTTGGTTGTAAAATCAGCGGTTACAAAACCCGAAGGCAATGTATAGCAACTAGTTTATAATACAAATGTGGCCTCGCAGCTTCACACAGAACCCACCCTCAAAGGTGGGTTTTCGTATTTGCTATAATGAAAGTAATGGAACAGGATGAACGACGCGTTACCAATTCGGACATTGTAGAGCTATTATCCGATAGCGATGAAATACTGTGCATCGGAACTGTAGTTGATTCTGTCACTGCTCGCATACTTGGAAATAATGCCTTAAGGTTGGTTGAAGAATAATGCTCACCGAGAACAATCACCACTTGTTTTATGCAAGACGTGATATGCTCTCATACACCCTCAGTACAAGGTTAAGAAACCATGAAGAAAGTTACAGATGCCGTTTATTTTACTAGGTGTTGAAGCGTTGAAAAGAACTCACGTATGAGTGAGCTTGTAGATTATATTTCTATGTCAAACGAACGTCTTAATGATAGGGGCAAAGAATTATCCTTGGCGATCAACGGTAATTACTTATCGGGTGAACGTAAGGCACAAGTCCAGCACGAAATAAGCTGTGTTGCTCTAGAACTTTGGTGCCGCCACCGCGATGGAGAGTTTGAAATCTTAGAACAGGTATAATAAGAGGATGAATCCTTCCGATGCACGTAAGACACTTATCAATACAGATTTTAGTATTGACCAAGTAATACTCCTAAAGAATCAGTCGATCAGTATAGGAGGCGGAATAGATGTTACTATACCCCACGGTCTACCGTTTATACCGCTTGTCTGGTTTCAGTGGTCTTTTACATCAGATTTCTCAATAGCATATGAGAATAACACAGGAAGGTTCCCGTCAGGAAACATCGGGTATTACTTTGATTTACAGATAGCTATAGAGGCGAATTCTACTAATATAGTCCTCAGAGGTAACGGGGTTCTGGGAGCAACCACTGTATATGTGAGAATATTTGCATTCCAACCTTCAACATATAATGTACCGATCGCACACACGAGTGCTTTTTCAGATAATTTTACACTCAATACAGACTATAACTATATGAAACTCATTACAAAAAGTGTCACAGGTCTGATTGCTTCCGGTGCAACTTTAACAATTCCTCACAATTTAGGGATCTATCCACACACTTTAATGTGGTTAGAGACCACAACGGGTACAATTTACCCCTTGCAATCTTCTACACCAGGTCAGAGTATTAATGCAGAATTAACAACCGATAGTATTATAATAAGGAATAATGATTTTGTAAGTAGGTACATGCACTACAGATTGTATATTGACGAATAATTATGAATAATCCTGATTCTTTTGTGCTTACAACAGACTACGCAACCTTAAAGAATAGTCAACAGCAGCTAACGGCGACTATTACGGTTCCTAGTGGACAAGTTATAGCGGGCTCGGCCTACTATGCATCTTTTGTTGATGTTCCCATTACCGCATCCTTAGGTTTATCAGCAGGACATATTTCGTCATCAAAAAATTCAAACCGTTCTCTAGTTGGTAACGCGGTAGATATGTACAGATCAGGCACCGAAAGTGGCTTTCCAGCGCCATATGATATATATGCATTCCTGTGGAGAGTGAGCCCTAATGTAGTAAGGTTTCAAGTTTTAATACAAAATCCTTATGTGGGAACTCTTACGGGTGAAAGCGGATCAGAAACGTTTACAGTGGTATTTAATACCTTTTTGCCGCCGTTCTAGCTATTGAAAGGCTTTGAACTATTCATCATAATTCTTTGCCAATCTTCTTCTGTTGTACGACCGTTACGGGTCATAATGTAGGCATAAGTTATACCTGAATTACCGTCTTGGTTGTTAGCTGCAGCAAACCTTATGGAAGCTTCGTTTAAGTATTCAAATGAACTTTTACGCATCTCGTCAGTAAATTTGTGAGGAAAACTATTAATAAGATAATTGATTGAGTCTCGGTAAGCACCATTCGCCCAACCATATTGTACGATCAGATCTTCATTGCTCTGTATTTGTGGTGCTTCTGACACGTTTACAGGCTCTACGACAGGCTTTTGTTCGATAGTAGGTTCAGTGACTGTGTTAACTACTTCTTGCTGTTCTATGGGCTTAGAAACGGTTACAGCTTCACTTGTCTGAGAGACAATAGGAGTCTCAATAGATTTTGGAGTAGCTGATACGAATGTAGCGGTGATAATACCTATTGATAGTGCGGTAAATACTGATGCGATGATAACCTTTGTTTTATTCATAAACTGCATTATACCATAGTGTTTAATAAAAATCAACAGAACGGACAGCTAATCCACTCTCTTGTAGATATTCTGAATATGTTTTACCGGAGTTAACATTCGCTCTGCTTTTATCATAAAGCTCCTCATGGGCTGGAACACAAAATGTCTTTAAACATTCAGCCCTACACCATAGGCAACGCCTAATTTTTCTTAGCGGTTGTGTTGGATCGTACTTTAAATCTTGAATGTCACGAACGTAGTGCTTTTCAGCTGCAGTCCTTATTCTAATTTCATTGACGTGTTTGCAACGTTTAGAACAGAAAGGCGTGTTTTTACCTGTCCTAATGTCATCGCTACATTCGATACATGTTTTCATAGGTTCCATTATAGCGCACTTAAAAAGCCCCTTTTCCGTCGTGTTAAACGCGGGGAGTTAATCATTCAAGCTATTCCCTGAAGTAAAAACAGCCTCTAATTTCTATATGTATAATCTATGTAAAGTAAGTGTATACATTGTACATAGCAACAGATATAAAAAGTCTTAATCAATCAAATCAATGAATCGTGTATTAAGGGTCTTCGTTATTCTATTAAGGACTAGTTAACTATTTATTAAAGGTATGTAAGAGGACTCCTATTCTTTTGCATCATGACTTTGTACTAGCCCTAGCATCCTTATAACCCTAAACTCTGTTTCCCGTATAGCAATGTACAATCATACTTGTCGTCCGTTTTATTGGGTGGAATAGGTAGCCTTGGAAGTCCTCACAAATACCTTTAATAGTTATAGACAAATGGCAGGCTCACAAGCATTCAAATCTTCTGCAGAAGTCCGAAAAGGGGCTGACGCCCACTTATGAGCCATCAATCGTCTATAACATAGTTCCAAATTGTTAAGGTATCTATATTTATATTCTCTCATACTTCAGTACAAAAGCAGACTTATTACGATAGCCTAAAACGTTGACGTATTTACCGGCTGTTTTAAAGTTGCGCCGGAAGCTTACGAGGACTCCCCACAACTATTGCACAACGAATAAAAATAACCTATAATGAATGAGTCTAGTAATACTAAACACAAACACAAGGGGCGCTCAAAGCGTCCTTTTTAAATTGTTTTCTATTCTAACCTATGTATTATGTCTAGTAATACGAAGGTTGTACCTATCTTACTTTATTTTGCGTGCTTTTACAACAAGAAAAATAGCCCCGAGGGAGGCTATAATTCTTCAAAATATACATCTACAGTTACCCGAACAGGTAGTGTAAATATTCACCAAGGTACTATGCCTCGCCGCATATACTCATTGTAGCATAATGTCTTACCCTACTATGTAATTGACTTGGCAGTCGGCCAGACGGGATCTTCTGCTAGTAGGGTATGCTCTGTAAAAATAATCAAAGCTATATGTTTGCAGTCTTACCATCTGACTATTTTTATTATACCATCTTAGAAAACAAATAAGACTCCGTTACGAAGGCTCAGTATGTGGAGGGTATTACATCTGAACGGGAGTCTTACTGCCTAACTTTCGTTAAATAGGGGGTATGAGGTGCTATTGACTGATTATCGCATCAATCAACAACTTGATTATAACATAACCGGTAAAAAGGTACATAAGCAAAATACTCCGCTTGCGAGAAACGGAGTATTGCTATAGAGGGTAAAAGGTTTTACATATTGCGATCGAAGATCACGCAATGAAAGCCCTCTAATATGTCTACTTTAACATCATTGAGTATATTTTGTAAAGTAATAATATACTTGTAATACAAACGAGTATGGTATACAATAAAGAGGTAAAAGAAAGGTTTTACTAAATGGACGATATAGATATACGTATCAAAGAATTAAACAGACAGATGGCTATTCAGTTGGTTAGGCATGCAATGACCGATTATTTTCAACAGGTTATGAAACAAAATGGAACTGACTCTACCGAAATCGCAACAGTAACAGTAGATAAAGTTATTAAAGCACTAGAGTGGAAACCATAATGCAAGATGAACTAACAGAAAAAGAGCTTGCGGTTGTGAATAAAGCAATCCAAAAGCAAAAAATGACTGAATTGACGTATAAAGCGGTTCTTTCGATCAATCCGCCTACAAAGATCGTAAAGCATCATGAATTCGGCAAGTTCGACTACCTACCTATTACGGCAGTTGAGCGTCTCCTAGACGGTCTATTTGATGGATGGACACCAGAGATCCTACGTGAAGGCTCAGTTATTAATGGCTTTTACGTGGTTGTAAGGTTAAAGGCAAAAATCCCTCAATCAGATAAATACCTTGTCGCAGATGGTATCGGATTTGCTGAATTTCAGACTAGGAGAGGTGCAGAGCCTACAGACTTTACACAGCTTATGCAAAGTGCCGGTGTCATGGCAATCCCGCGAGCAAAAGCTGAGGCTATTAAAAATGCTGCTAAGTCATTTGGTAACTTATTTGGACGAAACCTCACACGCAAGGATGACCAATCCATCGAAGAAGCAGACGTTGTTAATGCCTCACGTGCCAAAATTGCAAACACACTAAACCAAGGTGAAGACAAGAATGAAACAAATTAACTTATCCCCAAGTTTCCTTACAAAAGTATATAAAAAAGGCTATGATTATGCGGTGGGTGAGAAACTCGGTCTATTCAATACAGACACTAAGGCGATGAGTGACGGAAGATTGCTACATGCCCTTATATCAGAACGTCTC